GGATGGCGGGCGAAGCCGGCGAAGCCTACAAGGCGTTCGGCATGATGCGGCTCGGCGCGCTCGGCGCCGCTGGCGGCGTCGCGCTGCTCGGCTTCGAGATCGCCAAGCAAATTAAGGAAATGGGCGAACTTGCCGAAAAGATGCGCGGCATCAATCAGGCCGGCCGCCTGTTCGGCATCAAGCCGGAAGATATTCGCAACATTCAGGAGCAGCTTGAGGCCTTCGGCGTCTCGGCCGAGCAGTCGTTGGGCGCGCTCACCAATTTCATGTCTCGCATGGGCGAGATGCAGCGCAACCCGGCCTTGCGGCACGACATCCTGCTCGGCGTCATCCGAGACCCTGGCGCCGAGCGCGAGATGGAGCGGCGCTTGGCGCAGATCGACGCGGCCAAGTCCGCGATCGAGAAGCTCAATCTCGTCCGCCAACTCGGGGAGGACATCGAGCGGAATGCGCTCAAGCGCGGCGAGACGCCCGAGCGCGCGGCCGGCGAACGGCGCATGATCGAGGAGCGGCTTGGCTACGATTCGCGGCTACGGGTGGCCGGCCAGCTAAAAGACCTGAACGCGGAGGAACGCAAGGCCGAGGAAGCGCGCACCAAGAATATGGAGGCCTACGCAAATCAGCTGGGTCGGATCAAAAAAGAATGGGATGAGATCACCAAGCTGCTGAGCAGCCCGCTGTTCGGCGATCGCAGCCCGATGGTCATTGGCGCCACAATTCTGGAAAATTCGCTCAAGAAGGCCAAGGAGATCATCGAATGGATTCAGGGCGCGAGGCACGAGCATGAGGAGCACCTGACGCCGGAACAAGAAGCCGAGCGCGCCAGGCAAAAGCTCAATGAGGAAGAGAACACGCCGGCAAAAAACCACGAGCGCGCACGCACCCGCAGGGGCGCGAAGCCGCTTTATTTCAGCGGTGGCGGCTCGGACGAGTTCGGCGCCGATTGGCCGCTGTCGACCAACATCGAAGACCGGCGCGGCGAGTGGGACAGCAAAAAATACATGCAGGAGAACACCGCCGAATTGAAGCGCCTCAACGACTTCCTGGTCGGTCCCGCCACGACGGGGACTGCCGGTGGCGGCAGCTATGGGTTTCTGGGCGGCGGCGGCGCGGTCGCCCAGCGGCTCAGCGGCGGCGGCATCAATATCCCAGGTGCGGGCGGTGCGGGCGGCAGGGGTGCCTCGACCGGCACCGGCGCGCCGCCGAGCGCGGGGGCCGCAGCCGTCTCGGGCGACCCTACTGTTCCCGGCCATATTCTCGACCAGGCGAAGGCGGTGGCGCTGCGCGGCGGGCCTGGCGCTGTCGAGCGGTTCATGGCCGCGCAAGGCTATCCCAAAGCCGGCAACTGGTGTGGTGAATTCGCGGCCGCGGTGGTGAAGTCGCAGGGCCTGACGCCGCCGAAGGACGCCGCTGTCGCATCGAACTGGCGCAAGTTCGGCGCGCCGGTCGAGGGCGCTCCGCAGCCCGGCGACATTGCCGTGCGCAAAGGGCCGCGCACGGGCGACACCGGCAGTCACGTCACCTTCGTCGAGAACTTCGATCCGAAGACCGGAACGTTTACCGGCTTGGGCGGCAACCAGGGTCGGTTTGAAAGTAACTATTCAGCAAGCCGTTTTGACTTCCGCCGACCCTATGCCCCTGGCGGCCAGCAGCCGGACGCCGGCCAGCCGACCGACGAGCAGCGCAACGTCCGCAATTTTATGCGCGGCCTATCGTTTCTCGAAACCAGCAACGACCCGCGCATTGCGGCGCGAAGTGAAGGTGGCAACACCGGCTTCTTCCGCCAGAACGCCAACGACGCCGCCTGGGCAAAGGCGCACGGCCTCGCCGACCCGCGCGTCGGCACCTATGAAGAGCAGGCCGACGCCAACTTCGCCTATATGAAAAAATACCCCGGCGCGCAGGAGGCCATCAGACGCGGCGACTTCAAGGAGGCCGCGCGCCTCCTGCACAAGAACTGGGTAGGCCTGCCGGGCGGCTCGCAGCCGCAGAGTGCCGCACGGATGCGAGAATGGAGCCGGATTCTCGATCGGTCGGATGCGCAAAAGCATACGGTCGAGGGGTCGGGCAAGATCACGGTCGACGTCAATGCACCGAAGGGTACCAACGTCGGCGCCGAGGGCAAGGGGCTGTTCAAGGCGGTCGAGATCAACCGGCAGACCCAGATGGAGCCGGCGCGGCGCGGTCCGGTGGGGTTTGAGGAATGACCGACATCCTCGATCTGCCGACGGCCTGGCGCGACAAGCTGCGGCCGGCGTCGTTCGGCGGCGCGCGCTTCCATTGCGAGAGCAACACCCGCGAAAGCGGCCGGCGCATCGTCGAGCATCAGTTCCCAAAAAAAGAACTGCCCTATGCCGAGGACCTCGGCCGCTCGGCGCGCGAGTTCACCGTCCGCGGCTACATCGTCGTGTTCGGCTCCGACAGCGCCAGCGGCGACACGCTCAAGCAGCGCAACTATCTCGTCGCCCGCGATGCGTTGATGAAGCGCCTCGAAACCGAAGGGTCGAGCATCCTGCAATTGCCGACGCAGCCGCCGCAGCTGGTGGTCTGCACCCGCTACCGCATGAGCGAAGAGCAGCGCACCGGCGGCTTCTGCAGCTTCGACATGACGTTTCAGGAATACGGCCTCGATCCGGTGAACGCGTCGCCGGCCGCCGATACCGCCGGCAAGGTCAACACCGCGGCGCAGGGCGTCGAGCAAGGTGTCGAGAACAATCTCGCGCCGCCCAGCACGGATGCCACGGTCACGGTCGATCGTGACAACATTGAGATCACGCCGGTGCCGCCACCATGAAGCACGCCGACGCCCTCGAGGCGGCCCCGCTGGTCGATCGCATGCTGGCGAACCTCGTCGCCGCCGTTCCGGGCAAGGGGCGCGCCGGATCGGACGCGCGCACCGTTATCGGCGACACCAGGGCGAACGCGCTCAAGCTCTGCGCCGCCGATGCGCTCGGGCCGCCGCTGATTGCCTGTTTCACTTCGGCGCGGCTGGCCGGCGCAAGCCTCGCGCAGATCGAGGTGGTGCGCCAGGGCGTCGCGGCGGAAGCCACGGCAACGCTCGGCGGCGCGCTGGTCAAGAATGCTGGCATCCGATTGTGCTTGGCGACGCAGGCGCGCATCGTCTCGGCGATGACGTTCGTAAGCCGGCAGGACGTGGATGCGATCAAGCAACAACTGCTGCCGCCGTTCCGGGATGCCGAAGAGATCGCCGCCGACGACATGGACCAGGCGGGGTTCGCGCAGCTGCTCGCGCTGCACGGCGCGACGGTCAATCATCTGGTGGCGACCGCACGGCCGCTGCCACGCATGCTCGGGTTTCAGTTCTATGAGCCGCTGCCGTCGCTGGTGATGGCGCTTCGGCTCTACGGCGACGCCGCCCGCGCCGACGAGTTGCGCGAGGAAAACAAGGTGGTGCATCCGGCCTTTTGCCCGCCGGCCGGCCGGGCGCTGTCGGCTTAGATCATGGCGCCGCAGCCGCATGAACTGACAAAGGCAATGCATCAATGGGCATCAAGGTCGTCGAGCTTCCGTCCAGCCCGCCGCCACGGCCGGCGTCGAAGCCGCAAGAAACCGCGGTGCTCACCGTCAACGGCGTCGAGTTCGACGACTGGGAGTCGGTGTTCGTCCAAGGCCGCTGGGCCGACCCGTTCACTTATTTCAGGTTCGCCGCCGCCGAGCGCGATCCGGTGTTCGGGAAGCAGCCCTACGACGTGCCGCTCTGGGAGAAGCTGCAATTTAAGCCGGGTGACAAATGTACCGTTTCGCTCGCCCAAGTGCAGGTGGTGTCGGGCGTCATCGAGATCCGCCAGGCGGCCTATAACGCCACCAGCCACGGCGTGATGCTGCAGGGCAAGAGCGTCACCGCCTGGGCCGCGCGATCGAGCGTCGATACCAAGACCGGCTCGTTCGACGGCAAGAACATCCTACAGGTGGCGCAGGAGGTGCTCGCGCCATACCCGGTCGGCATCAAGACCGTCGGCAAGCTCGACCTGACGCCGTTCGTGCATCTGCAGAACGAGCACGGCGAACTGATCTGGGACTTCCTCGAGCGGCTGGCGCGCCCGCGTGGCATCGTGATGGGGTCGGACGCGCACGGCAATTTCCTGCTGATCGGGCCGCACACGTTCCCCACCGTCACACAACTGATCGAAGGCCAGAACATCAAGTCATGCCAATGCACCATCCGGCACGACATGACGTATGAACAATACGACACGCGCGCGCAGGGGACCGCGACCGACAGCCGATCTGGTTCGGACATGAGCGACCTGCATGCGACCGTGGCGAGCCGCATCACCACGCAGCCCTACAGCAAATTGATTACCGCTGCCGAGCAGCCGGTGACGACGCAGGCCGAGGTGCAGGCGCGCGTCGAGAATGAGCGCGTCTGGCACGACGACACCGAGGTGCAGGCCACCATCACGGTGCAGGGCTGGCTGTACAACGAGAGCAGGCTGTGGACGCCTGGCGACCAGGTGTTCGTGCGGTCGCCGATGGCAATGCTCAATCAAGACATGAAAATCCAGAACGTCACCTTCACCCAGGACAGCACCAACGGCACCGAGACGGTGCTCGACCTGGTGCTGCCCGGCCTGCTGAAGGGATCGCCGAACTTCGATCCGTCACCCGCGCCGTCGCAACCGCCAACGCCGCCGGAACCGTAACCGCAACCGCAACCGCCAGCGCCGATCGAGGAATAGGAGGCAAACGATGCATCGCGCCACACCGCTCAACACTTCGATCCGCTCATATACCGCTGGCGGCTCCCGCAGCGTCGTCGACAAGGTTGACGACACCAAACTGATGCAGGAGATGGCCGGCAGCATGATGCACAACGAAACCCGCAAGGAGATCGAGGCGGCGCAGAACTACGGTTTCACCAGCGTCGTGTTCGACGCCGAGACGGGCCAGGACGGCAAGAAGGTCGGCGCCGAAAATTTCATGAGCTTCATGGGCGGCAACCGCTCGTTCCCGGCGGCCGGCGCGATGGATGATCGGCGTCATCGTCTCTACAAGCTGGCGCAAGGCGATACCGCCATGTTCCGCGGGCGCGGCGACAAGCAGCAGTTCCACATGACGACGGACGGCGGCTTTTGGTCGGCGCCGCAGGACAAGACCGTGCGCATGCAGCTGCTGACCAGCAACAGCGAAAGCAATAAGACGGTGCAGAGCGGCAGCGGTGGCGCGCCGGCCACAGCGGTGGCGCGCGACGCGGGAACGTCCAGCAGTGGCCAGCAGCAGCAGCAGCAGAAGCGCGGCCAGGAGGCGGTCTATAAGGACGGGCAGAAGTCGGCGCGGTTCGTCGACGTCACCAAGGACAAGACCCGCGCATCGGGATCGCAAGTGCATCTGATGCTCGACGACAGCCAGACCTACTTGCACTGCCATACCGACAAGAACGTCTATGTCGGCGGCGAGGCCGGCAAGCACACGTTCTCGGTGCTGGCGACGCTCGACGGGCCGTGCGTGAACAGCCTCGGCCGGATTGGCTGATCCGTCATGCCGGCGAGCCTCCCCAGCGTCCCCGACATTCGGCTGGTTCAGAACAACCAGGTTTCGGCCTATTCCGCCGTGCTGGACTGGCAGTTGCTCGGCGACGGCACGCTCGACGATACGCAGGCGCTCGCGACCGCCGTGTGCGTCGCGCTCGGCACCAACGCGCTCGCCTCGCCCGACGACGTGCTGCCCGATCCCGACAGCAGCGACCGCTGCGGCTGGTGGGGCGACCTCGATGCCGAGCTGATCTGGAACGGCTGGCCGATCGGCTCGAAGCTCTGGCTCATGCGGCGCGCCAAGATCACGCCGGCCTCGGCGCGCGAGAGCGCGACCCTGGTGCTGATCGAGGATTACATCCGGATCGCGATCCAGCCGTTTGTCGATCGCAGAATCTGTTCGGAATTCGACGTCTGGGTGCAGCGCGTCGACAAGCAGCGCGTCGATGCGTTGCTGCGAATCTACCGCGGGCCGCTCCCGGCGATCGACCTGCGCTACGCCGTGCTTTGGGATGCAACGTAACCGAACACAAATGGGAGGCCGCGATCCCTTGGCAGACCCCAGCCCTTCGTGACGTGCGTGCGCTCGTGCGCGATGCGGTCAACGCGTCGCTGCCTGGCGCCGACGCCAACGTGCCGAACAGCGTGCTGCGTGTCATGTCCGACGCGCAAGGAGCGTTGTGTCATCTCAACCTGCAATATCTCGACTGGCTGGCGCTCCAGCTTCTGCCCGATACGGCCGAGACCGAGTGGCTCGACCGGCACGGCAATATCTGGCTGACCAACGCGGACGGCACCACGGGCCGCAAGCTGGCGACATTGGCGGCCGGCACGGTGAGCTTCACGGGAATTACCGGGACCGTGATCCCGCTCGCAACCCAGCTTAGGGGCGCTACAGCCAACTATGAGACCACGGCCGAAATAACCATCGGCGTCGGCCCGACCACCGCGCCGGTGCGCGCGCTCGATGCCGGCCGCGCCGGCAACGCTGCCGCCGGCAGTTCTCTGGCGCTGGTCGTCAGTATCCCCAATACCGCCGTGACAGTGATCGAAATCACTGGCGGCGTGGACACCGAGACCGACGAACAACTGCGCGCCAGAATTCTGCACCGCATTCAAAGCCCGCCGATGGGCGGCTCGCAGGCCGACTACGTCACCTGGGCGCTCGCGGTCCCTGGCGTGACCCGGGCCTGGGCCGCGCCCGAACAAGGGCCCGGCACGATCACCGTGCGATTTCTCATGGATGACTTGCGCGCCGATGACGACGGCTGGCCGACGACGACTGACGTGCAAGCGGTTGCCATTTACATCGATCAGATGCGCCCGGTCGCGGTCAAGGATTGCTATGTGCTCGCGCCAATCAAGCAATTCATCGACATCACGATCGCCGGCCTTGTGCCCGGTACCGCCGATGTGGCCGGCGCGATCGAAGTCAGCGTGCGCAACATGCTGTTCGAGATGGCAGCTCCCGGTCAGACCATCTACGCCGCATGGGTGTCTTATGCGGTCATGACGGCGCCCGGCGTGCAGTCGTTTCATCTGGTCACGACCGACGATTACGTGATGCCGTCGCTGGGGCACATGGCGGTGCTGGGCACGATTCTCTATGAGTGACGATCGCCACGTTCGCCGATCCGGCGACGACTACTGCGCCGCGTTTCTTGCGTTGCTGCCGCAAGGGCAGGCGTGGCCGAAGGAGCCAGGCTCAACGCTCGCGCGCGCCTGCTGCGGCCTCGCCGACTATTGGGGCGCGGTCGACGCCCGTGCAGCCGATTTGCTGGAGCAGGAAAGCGACCCGCGCAAAACGCTTGAGCTGCTGCTCGATTGGGAGCGCAATTGGGGTTTGCCGGACCCGTGCTATCAGGAACCGCTAACGATTGGCGAACGCCAGCTTGCTCTGGTCATGCGGATGACCATGCAAGGCGGTGCCTCGCGTGAGTTTTTCATCTCGGTCGCGGCGCAGATTGGTTACAGAATCACGATTTCAGAATTTCGGGTGTTTGTCTGCGGCATTGATCGCTGCGGCGATAATCGAGTTTACGGCGACGGCTCTAACCCTATGTTTGACGAATGGGGCAAGCCGATTTGCAATCCACTCGGCGAGCCGATTGCCCACGGTGAGTTGTCGGAATGGCCGAACTACGGTCTGGGGCCGCCGTCGAATCGCTCTTATTGGACCGTGCACGTCGATGGGGTCAAGCTGATCTGGTTTCGCGTTGGCGGTGGAGGTGGTCAGACTGGCGTCGACCCGCATCTGCGCATTGGCACTGCTGACGATCTTGAGTGTCTATTGAATCGTTGGAAGCCGGCTCACACACAAATCATCTTCGACTATTCGGGACTGTCTGCCGAGACGGCGAGCGCTCAGTAAGAGGGATTCTCCGGTCAAGTGGGAGGCTAAGATTCAATATAACCAACCGTTTGGTATCTCCGATCCGAATGCCGGCTACATCAACGGAAATTCGGCGACCGGTACGATGGGTTCGATCCCGCCGGCTGCGTCAATCGAATATCCGCAACGTGAAATCGTTGCGGCTATCGCTGGCTGCGGGCTGACGCCTGACAACGGCGATCTTGGGCAATTGCTCAAGGCGCTCAAGCTGGCCGATGTGCAGAATGTTCTGAAGATGGGCACGAACCAGGGCACAGCCTCGCAATGGAGTATGACGTGTCCAACTTTGCCGACAATGCCGCCGCCGGTTGGCACCGCGCTGTGGTTCAAGCCCAATGCACCGTCGCAGAACGGCGGTACGGTGTTCTCGGTCAACGGCAGTGCTTTCCTGCCGGTGGTCTGCTGCGATCTGACGCCGATCGCGATTGGCGACATCTTACCGACCGCGTGGTTGCTCTTGTACAACGATGGCACGCATTGGCAGGTGGTTGTCGGATCGACGCGTCAATTTGGTGCGATGCCGATCTTGACGCAGAACACAGATTGGTACGTCAACGCCAGCACTGGCAACGATAGTTATGATGGCAGTTTGGCGGCGCCTGCTGGCGGGACGCGTGGGCCGTTCAAAACCCTACAACGTGCGGCGAATGAGGTCGTCAGGTATAATCAAAACGGCTTCAATCAGTATGTCCATGTTGCTGATGGGGCTTACGCTGCCTTTGTGGCTTTACAGACAAACGGCTCCGGGCAAGTCCATTTCATCGGCAATGAGGGGGCGCCTGAGAACTGCACCGTGACCGGGAGTGCAGCAAATCAAACCGCAATTCTTCAGGCTGGCGGGAGTTATGTATTCAGGGGATTTAGGCCTTCAGCCACCGCAGGATCGTGCGACGGTTTTGCCAACAATGGCGGTAGGACAATTTTGACAAACCTGCGCTTTGGTATTTGCACGCGCTTTCATATCTCGGCTGGTTTCGGCGGCACCGTTCAATTAAGCGGCGGCACTTTTACAATCGAGGCCGGCGCAACGACTACCGCGCACGTCGCCGCTACATTGGCCGGTCAGGTCGTGGTGGATCAGTTGGTCCTGCCGGCGCTGAACATTCTCGGTTCTGTAAACGTCGGTCGGTTTGTCGATGTAGAGCAACTTGGGGTGTGCAATCTCTTTTACAGTGCCATTGCCGGCAAGGCCAATGCTCACGGGTTTCAGTACGCCGCCAGCGGTAATGGTGTGGTGTCCTCGCTAGGAGGCGGCCCGACTTATTTTCCGGGCGATCTTGGGCCTGGGCCGCTCACAACTGGCGGGCAATATATCCCGTAACGAGAAGGTGGGTTGAAAATGTATAAGCCAAGCGATTGGTACTGGTTCATCGGCGCCGACACCGAAAATGTCTGGTCGAGCGCCAGGGCGATGTCGGTGCCGATCTCGGACCCTGACTATGTCCTATGGTCTGAGGTCAACCCGATTGCACCGACGCTCGCAACGATGGCGGAGCTGGAAGACACGCTGCGGGTTTCATATCCGCGCGGCACGCTGCCGACTTATACAGCCCATGTGCGCCAGCAGACCGGAGGCGGCGGTATCGTCGTCAACGGCCTGCCGTTCGCAACCGACGCATTGACGCTCGGATCGCTCAATTCGGCGTACATCTATACGCAAGCAAAGACTGCCTCCACTTTTTCGTGGAAGCTCCCGGACGGCAGTTTCATCACGCTCGACATGGCGGACATCGCAGCGTTGCAAAATGCGGCCAATGAGTTTTGGCAGAACTGCTTCGCCTGCGAAGACACGACGCTCACCGGCATTGAAGGCGGCACTATCACGACGCACGCACAAATCGACGCGGCGTTCGCGGCGATCTCGAACACTTTTACTGGCCTGACAGCAGACCTCGAAGTTCGCCATCGCCGGAAGTAACAACGCATGGCCATCGTCAACATCACGACGCAGAACGACGCGGACTTCTATCGAACGTTCGCGTTGCAAACGACATCGGGGACGCCGATTGACATGACCGGCTCGACGCTGGAAATGAAATTGCGGCGGCATGCGCAGGACGACACGGCGGTGTTGCGGCTAGGTAGTGACACTGGCGAGATCGCGCTCACCGATCCCGTCAATGGTCAGTTCACGGTGCGGATCGCACAGAGCGAATTGATGCGGTTAGGTCTCGGCGATTTCGATCAGTCGAACATTATGACGCGTGGCGGCTATAAGTACCGCGTCTGGACTGGAACGTTGACGAACAACGCTGGACCGACACGATGACCGAAGTATTTGTCGACAACACCGATGCGGACACCAGGATCGATCCCGGTCCTGCCGATGTTGTCGTTGTCTTGGACCAAGAGCTGGAGATCATCCAGACGCTGGAGCAGGGGCCACCTGGACCGCAGGGGCCGGTGGGGCCGGTGGGGCCGCCTGGACCGCAGGGGCCGACTGGCTACGTGCCGGGCATGCAGAACCCGGCGACCGAAAACCAGAACATGAACGGATTTTTCATCCGTAACCTGCCGGCGGCAGTGCAGCCGTATGACGCGGTGCGCTTGCAGGATTTGAGTGTCTTCTCCGGTCCTGGCGCCGACACGACATTTCCGAATTTTCGGATACCGAAGCTTGGTGCCTTCACCGTCGACAATTCCGAGAACGGCTCGACGCTGGCGATGGCTGGCGCGGCTCAGTACACCGTGACATTCGGCGATCCGACAACCTACGACGCAAATTTCCTGGTCCTCATCGTCAATCAGGACGACAGCTATGCGAAAGATGTCGTTGGGGTGACGACAGTCGAGCGCTTTAGGCTTTATCCGCACCAGACGGCCATCGTCTACCGGAGCGGCGGCACCTGGGAATGCCTCAGACAAAACAGGTGGCGTCCGCCGGGCGGGAATCTACCCATTTACTACAATCCAGACACCGGCAACGACAATAACGATGGACTTACTCCCGGCAACGCTTACCGGGATGGATCGCTGGCTTTTTATAACATCAACGCAGATGTTGATGGGAGAGGCACCGCAGGCGCGAATACGCGCGTACTTATCATTCAGGCTGACAACACCACATTTCACGGCAACTTCCATCTTGCGGTTCACGGCACGCCGGGAGCACAGGGCGGAGCTGCATTTGGATTTAGGGGCGGCGTCAATTCGGTGATCGACTCGACCTCGATGGGTGGGTCTTGCTTCGAATTGTACTTTGGGCCGTATTCCATCGACAATTTCAAACTGATCTCAAATGCAGCCGGAATTGCGTGCGCAAATCAGTCAATAGCTTTCGTCGGCCCCGGCATGGATTTTGGGGCGTGTCAGACGCATATTCAAGTTGGTAATGGCGGCTCCGTGATTTTAGGGAATGACTATAGGATTTCAGGGACACCGAGTTTTGCTCATGTTGTTGCTGAGAGTGGCGGCTCTTTTCAGGCTTACGGAACCATAAATATCGCGGCCGATCTCTCGCCAAGTTACTTTGCTTTTGGCGGGCAAGGATCGATCTCTTTTCACGGGGCGATCAATCTTAATGGTCACACGGTCACGGGCACGCGTTTCTTTGCCGGCAACGGGTCGGTGGTTCAGGGAGGGGGGGTGCCGGACGATCCGCTGTATTTCCCAGGGAGCGCACCCGGTATTATCGCTGCCGGCGGGCAGTATGGCTCGATCGTCAACATCACTGGCTCGACCAGCGCCACAAACACGGTGACGAGTACAACACCGTCAACCTCGCCAACGACTGGCGCGTTGACTGTTGCTGGCGGTCTTGGCGTGGCGGGCGCGCTCAACGCCGCAGGCAAGCTTACCGTCAGTCTCAATGCGTCGCCGCTCTCGACGCCGCTCCCCACCTCCGTCGCGCAATTCGGGGGGCCGAACGGCAGCAACGCGCGGATTTCGGTCGAGGCTTACGGTGGCGCCCCCGCCATGGATTTTCGTGCCGCCAGCAACACGGCGGCCAGTCCCGGCGCAGTGATTACGGATCAGCTTATCGGGTTATTCACAGCCTCCGGTCACAACGGGTCGGCATTCCCGGCCGGCGCTGCCGTTGCCATCCAATTTAAGGCCGGCGGCACGTGGACGCCGACATCGACCCCAGCCTACGTCGTGTTTCGGACGACGCCTGTGGGCTCGACAAGTCCGGCTGATGCCCTGCGTCTTAACAGCGATGCCAGCGTGACAATCCCCGGAGATGTGACCATCAGCAACAAGTTGGTTTGCGGTGGGGCAGCGCGGGTGACGAGTCCTTATGGCGGCAGGCATCAATTTCAATTCGACGCCGGCACCCAGGGCGGCATGGACATCGTCGGCACTTCGGCGGGTGCCGCTGGTGTGTTCATGGATTTCTTGAATAACAACGGCGCCGCAGCGCTCGGCAACATCAGCATCGTGGGCGGGGCGCCGGGCACAGGTGTTGCCTACAACACCGTCTCGGATGGTCGATTGAAAGAAGACCTGCGCGACTATGTGGGCGCAGGCAACGTCATCGACGCGCTGAAAATCTGGGACTTTCGCTGGAAGACCAGCGGCGAGCGCGGCGTGGGTGTGATCGCACAGGAGGCCATCGAGGTCTATCCGGATGCAGTGTCTGCACCACGCGCGGACGACGACGATCTGCGCTGGGGCGTTGACTATAGCCGCTTCGTGCCGGTGCTGATCGCCGAGGTGCAAGCACTGCGGCGCCGCGTGGCGAAACTGGAGCAAGCACAGAGGAGCGTCGTCTGATGGCATTATTCCCGTGGCGCTTTCAGGCCGACATCACGGCCGGTGAAGTCGATCCCATGGTGACGCTGTTCGTTGGGCCCGAACGACAGACGCTCGACGACAACGGCGAACCGACCGGCGCGACCTTCATTGAGCAGAGCACGGCCAACCCGATGATCATGAAGTTGTCGGAACTGCCGGCGACGCTTGCGGCAGGTTCAGTCACTCGCAAACAAGAATGAACCCCATGGCTGGCATTCTGGAAGAGGGCGTCAAGACGGCAGGTGGCGTGGTCGACGCACTACGCGCTCAGCCATTGCAGCTGGCTAATATCGTCCTCAACATCGCCTTTTTGATCTTCCTTTTTTACTACGTCTCCATCATCGCGACTCGCGCCCAGAACACGGTGAATGCGCTGTTTGTCGCTAACGACAAGATGTACACGCAGTGGGCCACCGTTCTGAAAGACCAACAAGGGCTCACCGAAAAGGTGATGCATTGCATCTTGCCGGAGGACGCGATCAAGCTGCTGCAATTGCCTCCGCGTCAGTTCTTCTCGCCTGATGTGCCACTGCCACCATCGCGGCCGATCGCACCCTTGGAACAACCGACAACCCCACCGGACGAGTGACATGAACGACGATCGCAAGCTGACCGCCGCGGGCGCGAACCTCGTGAAGCACTTCGAGGGCTGCCTGAAGAAGATCGGACCGGATCACTACACCGCTTACAAATGCCCAGCGGGTGTCGCAACAATCGGATTCGGCCACACCAATCACCATGGCCGTAAGTTCTCAATGGGCGACGTCTGGTCCGGCGCCGAGTGCGATGCCGAGTTTCTGACCGACATGCGCGGCTTCGAGGACGCGGTGCGCAGGCTAGTCAAGGTGCCGCTGGAGCCACACCAGTTCGACGCGCTGGTGAGCTTCGCCTACAACTGCGGTGAGGGCAATCTGGGCAAGAGCACGCTTCTCGAGAAGGTCAACGGCGGCGACTTCGCGGGCGCCGCCAAGGAGTTCGCGCGGTGGAACAAGGGCGGCGGCAAGGTCTTGGCCGGACTGACGCGCCGCCGCGCAAGCGAGGCGTTGTTGTTTCAGAACATCCCCGATGAAAACTATGACGGCAGGCCCGACAAGGTGATCGTGCCGTTGGGCGAGGAGATGCCACAGGGCGTCGACGCACCACACGATTAGCCCTAACGACGGGCCCGCGGCCAGCGTCCGTAGGATGCTGGATGTTGGACGGAGGGCCGGGTAGCGGTGAACAGCCGCCCCGGCCCTCACGATTTGGAACTGGCAGACGCACCGGATTTCTCCGGCCCTCGCTGGATTTGGTCTTTCCCGTTCCGAGCGAGATCACAATGCGATTCTTGATGGATTGATACAATAATCAATTGGCAAGCCGTCTCTAGCACTTTCGTCTAAGTGGCTGGCGCCTTCGGTGAATTAGCTAATCCGTACCTTGCTGATCATGGCGTCCACTACCGGCATCCGTCGCTCGCGATCGCAGTCTGGGCGCTCGCGCCAGCCAGTGTTGGCGGTAAATCCCTCTCGCCACGAAGAACCCGACTGAGTAGCCGAAGAGTGTTCCGGCGAAAAATTCGATTATGAGATAGATATCAGTCATTCCGCTCCTCCTGACCTGCTCATTCTCAAACCGCCGGCCACGGTGAGCGCGCCGGTCGTGCGCGAGGTCGAGGCCGTGGTGTCCGTGATGGCGAGCGCGTTCCGCACTGGCGGGCGCTCGTCGGCCGGCAAGCCCATCCACGTCTCCACGATGACGGCGTCATCACCGGGGGCGGCCGGGAAGCACATGAGGCCCTGCTCGGCCAGCATGCTGCGGATCTGGTCAATGTCGGCGGCGACTATCACGCCGGGGGTTGGCACTGGGTCCGGTCCCTGGTCGAGCCGAAACTTGCGAGCGACATAGCACTGCGGGAAATCGCTGGGGTGGTCGTAGATGGTCCAGGCGATCATGCGCGCCTCCTGTCGTCGTCGCGTTCGATATCGGCAAACGCTTCCGGCGCCGCCACCTGCACGGCAACCTGCGCCGCTCTCACCATGACGTCGCACACCGACGGCGAGCGCTCGCACGCGCAGCGGCCCTGTCCGTTGATGGTGGTGCACATCGCGATCGCCGCCCGCTCGAAGACGGTGCGCGGCGGCGCTGCGGGGCGGGGGCGCCGGCGCGTCACAGCCGCACCACCAAGCCGCCGACGCTGAGCGTGACGATCGCAAGCGCGCACGCCATTTGGAGATTTCTATCTCCGAACGCAATCACACCCAGCGAGCAGAGGAAGATCGCCCCGGATATGGCGCGGCTCATGGCTCCACCACCTCGTCAGCGAGCGCTTCCACGAAAGCCAGGAGGGCGCGCACCGGCCGGTCGCCCATTCGCATCAGCGTTTTGGTTAACGCGACCCCAAGGGGCGTCGCCAGAAATGCATGAAGATCGCGGACCTCGTCCGCACCGGCGGCGGCGGCAGCGCCGCCGTTACCACCCGGCGCTCCCTCGAAGAAAAACGCAACCGGCACCTGCAGGGTGCGCGCGATCTGCTGCATGCGCGACGCCCCGATGCGATTTTTGCCCTTCTCGTATTTCTGCAACTGCTGGAGCGTGATCCCCAAAGCGTCGGCAACCTTCTCCTGCGAAATGTCGAGCATCAGGCGGCGCATCCGCACCTTGCCGCCGACGTGCCGGTCGACCAGGTCAGGGGTCTTCGTGTTTGGCATGGCAAGCCTCCCTCCTGTTAAATCGCGCACATGAACTCGGCGTCGCCGGCGAGCACCACCACCGGGCCCACCAGCCAATCGACGACGCGGCCGGCCGGATCGATAAGCCCGGGATGGCCTTGCGCCTGCAACGCCTTCTGCCACAGGACTGTTGCCGTGGGGTTCGGCGGCAGTTGCTTGCTCTTGCCGTCTTCGTCGCAGAACGCGACGCACGGACGCGTCGGATGGTCCCGCACGGCCAGCGTCGTGAAGCCGGGCACCGCTTCGAGGTAGCCGCCATCCAGCGCCGCCTTGATGACATCGAGCGGCGGCTCGGCGGTCAGTTCGCGAGTCTCGCCCGCCAGCGCGCCCGGCTTGATGATCAGCATCATGCCCTTCATGTTCGGCCTTCCCATGCACATCGCATATCCCAATCGGCTTTAACCCCCCGTCGCGTCGCGCTCGCTGATCTTCGGCTTGTCGGTTTCGCCCAGGATGAACTCCACATCGACGACCGCGCCGTCGGCAAGCTCGTCCCAGTGTTGTGCGATGTAGTTGTGTGCCACCCGATGGGTGCGCGGGTTGGCCGGCCAGTCGTAGCAATCGTAGGCTACGCCGCGGCACTGAGGCTGGATGTAGATGATGCAATGCTCGCGGTCGTCACCGCGATAACCGTCGCGCCGAAGCAGGTAGCGTTGCTGCTCATTGACTGGCACGGGGCGAATGCAGATCACGGGGCAGAACGTCATCGCGTCGCGCACTTCGAGACATTTAACGTCCATTTTGGGGACCTCGGCGCCGGTCATAGACGCGGCCCCAAATGAAGCCGGCCGCAAAAGCCATTGACATGAGCGTCGGGATTGCGAACCAAAGTGGCACTGTGTAGGTCATCGGTTAGTCCTCCGTTGGGTGGGCGTATGGTTTGCTTCCCCGTCGCCCGGGCAACAGCGGTGCAATGCTTTCCATCCCGGCGGCCAACGCAGCCACCGCGTCGGCGCCCTCCCGCTCGGCCACCGACTTGAGCGCCGGGAACCCGCTGTCGATGGACGCCTCGACCTCCGCGCGCGTGGCCGGCCGCCCTTCGGCAAACCACAGCACGCTCGACGCGGCGCCGAGATGAATGAGCACGCCGGGTGCCCCATTGTGCGGTCGGAACGGCTTGTAGCTGCGCGTGACCCAGATGCAGGCGACGCCCGGATTGCGCTCAATGAAGAACCCGGCCGGGTCAACACGCTGCTCTGGTAGCTCGTGCTCGTTGCGCCGCATGCGTGGGCGCGACAGGAACGGGCACACCTGCGCGGCGTAGGTAGCGCAGTCGAGATGGCAAGGCGGCTCCGAAGTGACGCGGTTGACCGCGCACATCGGCCCGATCACGAACGCCATGTGGACGCCAAGCTTGTCGCCGCACAGCCAGCACAGCCGCTCTTTCATTGCGCGAGCGAACTTGCGCTCGTCGGCCACGCGAAAGTCCGGCACGCCCTGGCCGAACTCGCTCGCGGTGCGCTTCGTGTCGTTGGCGAACCATTGCACAAACCACGGCACGGCAAAGCCGCGGTGATCTAGCGGCAGTCGCGCCATCCGTGCTGGCTTGTCGATCGTTCGATGTCCGTTCATCGTCATCCTCCCACCTTGACCTTGCGCGTGCTCGCCAGCCCGTCGATCAGCACCTTGCCGACGTGCTGCGGCCGAAGCTCGCCGTTATGCACCTCGTGCCACTGGCCATCGCCGCACAGCGGCGGCGCAAACACGGTGATGCCGCGCTTGTTGTCGAAGCGCACCAGCGCGGCGATGCCCTCACGGGCGCGGCGCTCGATGAAGGCCAACATCAGCGGATCGCGCCAAGCCTCGGGATGCTTCGGGTCGCACCAGAGTTGTACGACCTGGATATTGGTCGGCTCCGCGCTGCCGTCGTTGTGCCGGACGGTGATGAAGTCGGGCACCATGTCGATCACAACGCGCGAGCGATCGGGCCGCCGCTGGTCGGCGGTGTCCTGCCCGGTCAACCACCGGCACGACCATTCGCGGCAACAGAACGGGCGCTGCGCATAGATCGCGCAGCCCTTGCCGTAGCGCTGGTGCTTGCACGGCTCGCCGGCGGGCTTCGGCCACTCATGCACCATGCCGTCGAAGTCTGACCGCTTGTTCCAGCCAGCCTCGACCATCTCGTTGACGACCTCGGCCACGCGCCAGGGCGGGTAAAGCTCGGGGCTCATCGGGAGCAAGCGGCAGCAAAGTGTGCAGCTTCCGCATTGCCGGTCGAACTTGTCGACCAGCACTATCCTCAGGACCGGTCCTTCAACAAGTTTCGTCGTCATCTACGTTCTCGCTCTTGATTGGGGTCATGTGCCGCGCGCCGCAGTTTGGGCAATCGTCATCACCCCACGCCGAATGCGTTGGGCCAACGGGCCTTTGCCGATGTCGAGATTAGCGTCGCGGGTGGCGTTGTGCGTCACGATGAGCCCCGTGCCGAAAAGCCGGGGGTTCAGAACGGGAGATCGCGACCCGTCGGACGTTTTTAGCCGTTAGGCCTGGACATGGCGCCCGCCCCCGGCCAAATTTGGCCAGGAGGCGCACCCGCCAGGATGCGTCCGTTGCGTGCGCGCGCTCAGAACGCGCGCCGCGTCGGCGGCTCGGATAGGGGCTTCCGAACTCGCCCAAGCAATCTTCCGGGTTCTGACACCCGCCACAACTGTAGCGCGGGCAGGTCGCCGTCGGAAGGCGCCGTTTCGGCAATTCGAAGATATCAAGGTTTAAGGGCCCGCCCCGTTCGGCCACAGGGCGGCCCGTGGTGCGCCCGTTGGCCCGAGCCGGGGCGTTGGGCGCCTGGGCGGCCCGAAACGCGCCCGTGGGGCCCTGTGGCGGCCCGTGGCGGGTGCGAACGTCGCTATGGTTATGCCCATGAAATGGGGGTCGGAAAACGTTCGCACTTTCGGGTAAGTATTTGAGACCGCTAACTTTCTGCAGTCCCGTCGCTCCCGCCACCGGGCCTCTAAGTGTTTGATTTTGCTAATAAATAAAAAGGTGCGAACGAAGGGTGCGAACGTCGGACTCGAATCCCTCACCCACGTTTCGCCAGGAACCCCATCGCCGCGGCAGCACCGCGGGCGCGCTCGGCGAGGTTGATATACGCCTGAGCCTGCGCCGGCTGGGACCAGTCGTAGACGGCCATCAGTTGGTAGTGCGAGGCGCCTGCCATTGCCGCCCGCATGGCACCCAGCTTGCGCAGGCCGTGGGCGGTGCAGTCGTCGAGGCCGACCCGGCGGCACTGCTCGGCAAACCAGTTGCCGAAGCCGGCCACGCTGAACGGCTTGCCGTAGTCGGTCACAAGGAAGGTCTCACGGCCCTGCAGCTTGGTAGCCGCCACGATCCGCGCCAGTTCGGGCAGGTAGGGCTTCGGGGTTGCCTCGCCGCGAATGCGCTTGGTCTTCTTAGGCACGAAACGGATCATGCCGTCGCGCACGCAGGCGGGGCCCAGGTCGACAACGTCGGATCGCCGCGCGCCGGTGAACAGCAGCAGCGCCAAGGCCAGACGCTGCTTGGTGCCGACCGGATAGGCATCCTCGAATTTCACCAAGTCGGTCTCGGTCCAGGGGCGGAAGCCCGCCTTGTCATATTTCAGCTTTTGGACGTCGCGCACCGGGTTGCTGGTCACCGAGTCCGGCAGGTTTTCGATCGCCCAGCCAAACATCGCGGAGAGGTACTTCATGCGGTTGTTGGCGGCGCCCGGCTGGGCTGACTTGCGATCACGCAGCAGACGAACTTGATTCGGACCGAACATTGTCAACGGACACTCGGCCATCGGGCGAGGCGTCGCTTCGAGCAGGCAACTCTCGATCACGGACATCCTCACCCCTTGCGACTTCAGATCAAGATTGCGGAAGACCGGCGAGGCAAAATACTGGCCGGCGAGCCAGCGCAGCGTACCCTTCTTCGGCTCAGCGGACTTGCCCGGTGCAACCGGCTGTCCCAGCTCGGCGACCGCAGCCTCATAGGCGGCCATGAACCCAGGGGAGCCGAACGGCTCATGGATGCGGATGCGCCGCCTCTGGCCGGACCCAGCCATGACATAGGCGACTTCCTTGCCGTGCCTGGAGCGCTCGATGCTCAGGTATTTGAGATGCACCTTAGTCATTGGTGCCTCCGTACTGTGAGGCCCGCAGGTAGCCTGCAAGCATGGCCTCGATCGCGAGGCTCACGGGGCCGGTCACGGGGGTCTTCTCGCACTCCCAGTCAAGGACGCTGCGGCCGGGATCGCGTCCCTGCAAGCGTAACGCCCGGCCCAACTCGGCGGCGCGCAGGGGCCTATCGAGGCCCCAGAGCTTGCCGAGCTTGGCGCGCGCATTGCGGATGTCGCGGCCGGTCATTGGTGCAGTCCGTGATAGCAGTTGGTCGGTCATCGGTTCTTCCTCCGTAAGGTGGGGCGCTGCCCCGTTTCAATAATTGCATCAGACAGGGCGCCGCTGGTTTACGCTTGGTTCGCGGCGACTGCGGTTGCCATGACCGCCCAATCCTCTTCATTCGCAGGGCGATGTTTGGCCGCCGCGTCCATCATCCGCTTCGCCGCCGCCATGACAGTTTGATTGTTGCTTGCCTTGGCGGCCCAATAAGCCGTCCAAAATGCAGTCATCTGCGTGGCATTGCTCTTGGTCATCTGGGTCATCGGTTCTTCCTCCGTAAGGTGGGGCGCTGCCCCGTTTCAATAATCAGATAATACACATTGCGCGCGTATGTGGCAAGGGCTGTTCTTTGGACAAACGTCACGGTTTGACGTTCTCCCAATACGCGCGCTCGGCTTCGTCGACCGTCTGCGCCGCGGTCGGCACCAGCTTGCTGCCGTCGAACGGGTGGTCGCCCACGATCACCGTGCCGTCGGCGCGGATGGCGAGCACGTGCAGGCCCGCCTTCCGAGCCGCCTCTATGGCGCGGCGAATGGACTGCTGGGTGAAAGGTAGTTTTTCGGTCATGTGTCAACCGTTAGTTTGGCTTACGCACTTGTGTTTTTTAGACCTGAGAAGAAGAAGAGCGCGCGGCACATACGGTTTGGGCATCAGAAGTATCTTGGCCGCGCGCATGCGGTCGCACTCGCCGAATGGGCATCAAATCATTCCTGGCGACCGCAGTTCGAGGTGGGAAAGGAGAGCGCGCGGCATCCACAGTCTGGGCATCAATCAATCGCTGGCCGCGCGCATGCAGTCGCAGTTGGTCATTGGGCATCACCAGCAAATCGGCGACCGCAGTTCTGATCTTGTGGAGCATCGGCGTCATCGCGCGCTCGCCTTCCGGGAGGCCCGGGCTTGGACCACCGCAGCGGCGTCGCGCTTGGCACGCCAACGTGCGGCCGACTCCGCAGTGATGAGCACATGATCACCGATGCGAATTTCGTGTGGGCCGGTGCCCTCGGCGCGCAGTCTGTAATAAGTGCGGCGCGACATTCCGTGGGTCAGGCAGAATTCATCGATGCGATAGCACTGTCTCTGTTGGGTCGATCGCTTCACGGGGGTTGCCTCCTTCCCTTTGTGTCGCCGCTTCGAGCCGCGCCATCAGGCTTTCGATCTTGCCGGCGAGCGCGGGGTCTGCGGCCATCCTGCGTTGGATGGCACCAACTCCATGGACGACGGTCGAGTGGTCGCGGCCGCCCAATGCCTTGCCGATCTCTGGGTATGACCAGCCGGCGATCTTGCGCGTCAGCAGCATCACCGTATGGCGCAGCAGCACGGCG